TTTTGGACTTTGTTATATATTTATATACGAACAAAAAAATTTAATTATGTTAATTATTATCGTAGGTTTATTAATCGCAGCTACTATTACTTACTTCTTAATGAAAAAGGGTAAAATTGCTGACGCTAACAACAACAACATTCCTGATGCAATTGAATCAAAAATCGAATCAATTAAAGAAGTTGTTAAAGAAGTAAAAGAAGTCGTAAAAGAAGCTAAAGCAAAGGCTCCTAAAAAACAAGCAGCAGCTCCAAAGAAAAAAACAAATATTAAATAATAAGAAAGAAAGTTATGGAAAAAATTAGTCTAAAATTATTCGAGTTTTTAAATCTCGAAGCTGAAATTAATGGTTTAGTAAACCAACAAACAGGCGAAGCAATTTCTAAGGGTTTATTAAGTGAAAAACTTAATATGATCACTAAGTATTGGATCACTGATTTAAATAAAAGATTGACTTCTGAAAAAGAATCAATTAATAAACTTCGTGATGAATTAATTATGAAGTATGGTTCAACAGACGAAAACGGTGGTTACCAACTGTCTCCATCTACTAAAGTAGAAGATGGTGTCGACGAAGAAGGTAATCCAAAATTCAAAGCAGAACCAAATCAAGATTTCTTTGAATTTCAAAAGGAATACAACGACTTATTAAGTCAAGAAAGAGAGTTAGAATATAAGCCTTTCAACATCAGCGATTTCGCTCATGTAGAAACAGAAGGCAACTATCAAACATTCTTTCAATTGATTAAAGTTGAAGACTAATCCCTCTATATAAAACGAAGAAATAGCCTCTAATTCAGGGGCTTTTCTTTTTTAAGTTAAGTTGTATGAATAAGTTAGTAGAAATAGGTAAAGCCTGGATAGCAGCGGAAAATCCATCCCCAGAACAAAAAGCAAAAGCTGAATATCGTTTAGCAGTGTGTGATGGTTGTGAACATAAAACACACCAAGACATAATGAAATTTTGGTATTGCAATGCTTGTGGATGTCCATTAGCTAAAAAGGTATTTAGTCCAATTAAAGAAAGCTGTCCTAAAAATAAATGGGAACAATAATATGAATAAGAAATTAACAGAACAGGAATTAGCAGAACTCATCGCAATGCGCGAACAATATTCAGATACAATATTTGAAATTGGGCAGTTACAATATAACAAACACGAATTAGAAGATCAATTAAAACTAATGGATCAGGAATTAACGGAGCTATACGCGGATATAAGATCAGCCGAAACGCGCCAGAATGAATTCCTTATTAAGGTTCGTGAAACTTATGGGGAAGGAACTTTAGATGTACAAACTGGTGAGATCCTAGCATAAGGCTAGGCGGTTACGTATTTCTCCGAATATTTATTGTCAGAACAATTCAAATCAATTTAACTAAAAAATACTATGGCAGAAAAAATTATCTCTCCTGGCGTTTTCACTCGCGAAAACGATAAGAGTTTAGTACAAAGAGGTATTCAAGAAGTTGGAGCTGCTATTGTTGGACCTACAGTTAAAGGTAATCCTTTAGCACCAACATTAGTGACATCTTATAGTGAATATTTATCAGTTTTTGGTGATATATTTAAGAGTGGTAGTAACTACTATGAATATTTTACTTCATTAGCTGCTAAAGAGTACTTCAACAACGGTGGAAACTCATTACTAGTAACAAAAATCATCAGTGGTTCTTCTTATAACACTTATGCAAGTTCATCTGTATCAACAGCAACAGCAGGTACAGCTTCTTTCGTATTAGAATCAACTTATTGGGGCGATATCGCAAACAATAGTGGTTCTGAAGTATCAGGTGCTTTAGCAAATGGTACAACAGAGAATGTACGTTGGGAAGTAACTAATGTAAGTGCTACAAAAGGTACATTTACATTATTAGTTCGTCGTGGTGATGACAATACAAACAACAAAAATATTTTAGAATCTTTCTCAAACTTGTCATTAGACCCATCTCAACCAAACTACATTTCTCGTGTAATTGGTGATGCAAAACCTGTTTACAATAGTTCAAAAGGCTTAGTAGAAATTTCAGGTAGCTTCCAAGGTGGTTCTTCATATGTTCGTGTTAAATCTGTAACTAATACTATCGATTCAATCGATAATAACGGAAACTATAAAACTTCAACATATAGTGGATCTTTACCAACAACAGCTAGTGGTTCATTCAGTGGTGGTGTTGCTGCAACAAACAGAGCTGCTACATTCTTTGAAGCAAACGATACTGCAGCTGCAGATTGTCAAGGATTTGCTGCTGTTGATTATACAGCTGCTTTAACTTTATTATCAAATAAAGATGATTATAGCTTTAACTTATTATTAGTTCCTGGTGCAACATTAGGTACTGGTGCTTTAAGTTCAATCTCAGATGACGTAATTGCAGTGTGTGAAGGTAGAGGTGATTCAATGGCAATTATCGATACTACAGCATACGGTGCTAACGTAGCTGCTGCTGTTACAGCTTCTGCTGCTAATGGTTCAAGTTACGGAGCTGCTTATTACCCTTGGGTACAATTATTCAGTTCTAACTTAGGTAAGGCTGTATGGTGTCCTCCATCAGTAGTAATGGGTGGTGTATTCGCATTCAACGATCAAGTTGGTGCAGAATGGTTCGCTCCAGCAGGTTTAAACCGCGGTGGAATTGGATCAGTATTACGTGCTGAAAGAAGATTATCTCAAGATGATCGCGATACTTTATATGATACAAACATTAACCCACTAGCTTCATTCCCTGGAGAAGGTGTTGTAGCGTTTGGTCAAAAGACATTACAAAAGAAGTCAACTTCATTAGATAGAATCAATGTTCGTCGTTTATTAATCACATTAAAAGGTTTCTTAGGTCAAGTAGGTCGTTCATTAGTATTTGAACAAAATACAGCAGCTACAAGAAACAGATTCATGAGTATAGCTAATCCTTACTTAGAATCAGTAGTACAACGTCAAGGTTTGTATGCTTACAAAGTGGTAATGGATGATTCAAATAATACACCGGATGTAATCGATAGAAATCAATTAGTTGGTCAAATCTTTTTACAACCAAGCAAAACAGCAGAATTCATTGTGTTGGATTTCACAGTATTACCAACTGGGGCAACATTCCCAGCGTAAGAGTTATAAACAATAATATTTATTAATAGACAAAATTTAACATAAAATGGCTGTATTAGATGCAAACCAAATAATGTTCACCGCTTTCGAACCAAAGGTGCAAAACCGTTTCATCATGTATGTAGATGGTATTCCAGCATACTTGATCAAGAAAGCAGCGTCTCCTCAGTTTGACGCAGGTGAAATTGTACTTGACCATATCAACGTTTACCGTAAAGTAAAAGGTAAAGTAAAGTGGCAAGACATGAACTTAGAATTATATGACCCAATCACTCCGAGCGGTGCTCAGGCTGTAATGGAATGGGCTCGTTTGGCTCATGAATCAGTAACAGGCCGTGATGGTTATTCTGATTTTTATAAAAAAGACTTAGTATTAAACGTATTGGGCCCAGTAGGTGACATAGTTAGCGAATGGGTAATCAAAGGTGCATATGTAAAAACTGCAAACTTTGGTGAATACGATTGGGCTAGTGAAGCAGCAGTTAACTTATCAGTTACTATTGCTATGGATTATTGCGTATTGAATTTCTAATTCCCTTCATATTTCTTTTCCTTAAGGCGTCTGCTTATGCAGACGTCTTTCTTTTTTGTATATTTATATATACACAAATAAAAATGTTATATGAGCGAATTTAAAATGCCTACCGAAACGATTTCGTTACCTTCAAAAGGCTTATTGTATCCAAAAGAATCACCATTATCCACAGGTGAAATTGAAATGAAGTATATGACAGCTAAGGAAGAAGATATTCTTACCAACGCTAACTATATCAAAGATGGTTCTGTACTTAACCGAATAATGCAGTCATTAATTGTGTCAACAGTTAATTTTAATGACATATTAGTGTGCGATAAAAACGCAATTCTGTTAGGTGCTCGTATCTTGGGATACGGTGCTGAATACCCATTTAGATATTTTAATCCGTCTACAGGCGCTGAAGAAACAATCACAGTTGATTTATCAACATTGAAAGAAAAAAAGGTTGATTATTCATTGTTTGAAGAAGGTAAAAATGAATTTGAATTTACAATGCCATTGTCAGGAAACGCAGTGACGTTTAAATTATTAACGCACGGTGATGAGCAAGCAATCGATGCTGAAATTAAAGGTTTAAAGAAAATTACACCACAAGCTTCATTCGAGATTACAACTCGTTTAAAATATATTATTACATCAATCAACGGTAAGAGAGAATTAGCATCAATTCGTGATTTTGTTGATAATGGTTTAACAGCAAAAGACGCTAGAGCGTTACGTGAATATTATGCAGAAATCCAACCCGATGTTGATATGACTTATTATCCTGAAGGTGCAGAGGAGGGCATTTCAGTTCCAGTAGGGATTAACTTTTTTTGGCCTGACTCAGGAAGATAGACCTATGGTATTTAACCAAATCCACGAAATAGTATTTCATGGAAAAGGTGGATACGATTGGAATACGGTGTATAACATGCCAATATGGTTACGTCGATTCACGTTCCAAAAGATAAAAAAGTTTTATGAAGATGAAAATGAAGCCGTTGAAAAGCAAAATAAACAGATGGAAAATAAATCAAATTCATCATCAAAACCACTAACACCCAACGTATCACAACCCACTTATTCAACAAGAGCGCCTAAAAAATAGGCGCTTTTTATATTTATACTGGTAACTATTACCTATGGACGAGAAACTATTAAAACAAATTGAACAGTACCTTAAAGACTCAGGTCTAAACGCTATCGAACTTAAAAAGCGTATGGATGAGGTCAAAGCAAGTACTGCAGAATTTAATAGAGAATTAATCAATGCTCAACGACATTTTGCTTCAATGAGTAGCGAAGTTGGAGATTTAAGCGAACAGTTAAAAAATGTTGTAAGAGATTTATCTAGAACTAATAGCACTTCTAAAGATATTAACTCTAGCTTTAAAAAATTAAGTGGACTTGCAGATAAATTAAAATATGATGCTCAAGGCATTCAATTATTAAACAAACAAGAATTAATATCTATTGATAAAAAGCTTCAAAAGGAAACAGAATCTTTATTTGAAAAGAAAAAAGCTTTAGAAGCAGATTTTAAAGCTTATAATATAAATTCTCTAAATTTAGCAGCAGAAAACAAAAGAAATAAATTATTAGCAGAAAAAGCTAAACAATTAATTGAATTAAGGGGATTATTTGATGCAAACGGGAATTTTTTAGATGAAGAAAATAATTATTTATCTAGAATTCAAATAC